AATCAGGGACAGTATGCGCGGACGGTCGTTGAGGACGGCGTGACGTGGACGGTATACGGAGGCTGGAATGGTCAGAGATAGTTACAACATAGACTACGCGCACCATGCGTATTCATTCCGTCCTACGCTGTGCGGCAACTGCCGACAATGGGACGGAAGACACGCAGAGCGAGAACCAGTCCGCGGGCGTTTGATGGCTGAGTGCAAGAAGCTGCACGAAATGACCGCAAAAACTGACTGGTGTAAGAAGCCAATCGAAGTCAGAGAGCACGAACGAGCAATGGCAATGTACAGGGAGGGCAGATAATGTACGCATCAGATATCATCGAGGGCGTGGAAGCGGAGCGCATCAGGCGCGGCCTGAGTGTGCCGGAAATGGCAAAGAGCGTGGGCATGGCCTATGCAACCTACTACCATTGGCTTGAGGGCATGACGTCTCCGAAGCTGTCCCAGCTTATGAAGGTAATGGATAAGCTTGGCTTGACGCTGACCGTGAGCAGGAGATCGTGATATGCCGCTTAACAGGGCAATGCGCCGGGAATTGGCGCACAACGGCAAGCTCGAAAAGTACATGTCGGATGTGTACGAGCGCGAGCATGAGCAAGTACGGGCGCATTCTTACATTCATGCGTGGGTGAGCATGATGCTGGCGCTGGTAGACCGCTACGGGCTGACGGCAGAGGAACTGCACAGTATTGCCGTGGACACTCTGGAATATGTCAACGGCATTGAGCCAGCCCATGAACTGGCGGTCACGCTGAAAGAGCGGACAGGGTTCGATATTGATGAGAAACCATCAGAGAGTGAACTGCGGTATATCGAAAAGGAGTGAAGTGGGATGAGGCTGATTGATAAAGATGCTCTGCTTGAAGCCATTGGCGAAGAATATGATGATTCTGATGTTGAGTTCATGAAAGGTGTTTATAGCCAATGGAAGTGTGATACAGACATCATCAAATCGTTCCCAGAAGTTGTCAGATGTAAGGATTGCATAAACGGGGTATATGTTGTTGAGACTGGGATGTTGCCGTTCGTAATCTGCGGCGGTGTGGATCATGAATTGGATTGGTTCTGTGCTGATGGGAAAAGGAGGTGAATGCGGATGCCTGATCGTCACTCACGCTGTGGTAACTGCGCGTACCACGAGCCGACTTTCATTTGGAGCGAGGGCGTGTGTGAGAACCCGGAAAGCATATACTACAAGTGTTACACGGACAGATTCGCTTACTGCAAACGATTTGAGGAGAAGGAAGATGAAGAATGCTGCACGCCGGGAATGGATACCTGACAGAGAGCAGACGGTTCAAGCCCGTACCCGGTGCAATATAGCCGTGTGAACTCGTGGCTTGCGATAAGCACGGCAAGGGCGGGTGGCTAAAAGCCGAGCGGAATCAACCTATCACCCGTGCCTCCCTCGGCCTTGCAACTTGAGCCGTGAAGGGAGACTATCGCCCCGTCTTAAATCCCGCGTGCCACTCCTTGCGCGGGTCGGGTTTGCGGTCAGCCTGCGGAAAAACCGCATTTTCAAAAAAGGAGTAAGCATATGAAAATATCAGAATTAGTAGAGCAAATTGAGGAACAGCGCATTGAGCAGAGAATTTATATGACTGAACTATGTAAACAAGCTGGAATAACAAGACGCACATATCATTACTGGTTGACAGGAAAAGCAAATCCAAAAATCAATTTGTTGGAGTCAATCATGGATGTATTGGGAATGGAAATCGAGGTGAAAATAAATGATAAAACCACTGACGGCAATGATTGAAACAATGGATAATACCACATATAAAAAAGATTTTGATACAATGGATGAATTTAGAAATTGGACGATAGAACATTATGGTGAGTATAAAGGAATCATCTTGAAAAACAATAATAAGGAGGCCAAAGATGACGCATTGTGAGCGAGTGCTTGAATATATGCAGCGGCACGGGAGCATCACGCAGAATGAAGCGACAGACCATCTGGCGTGCACGCGGCTGTCGGGCAGGATATACGACCTCAAGCACCGTGGGTATTCTATCGGTAAGCTGATGGTGGACGGCAAGAACCGCTTCGGCGATCCGACACGGTATGCGCGGTATTTTCTTGAAAATGCAAAGATTTGACGTTTTTGAAGTTGTAAGCGGACGGAAAGGCGGTGAAAATAGGCGTGAGCAAGCTGGAACTGACGGAGATCGAGACGGCGCGGCAAGCCATTGATGAGCTTGACAGGATCAGGCGCGAAAACGGGTACAGCCAGATGAAGATGGCCGAAATCCTGAACGACCCGGACACGGGCCAGCGCTTGTATCGAGCGTACAGGAGCGGCAACTGCTCCCTCGCCTATTTCATTCGCTGGGCGAAGGCGAACGGCGCGAGAGTGTATTTTGGGATGTGCAAAGAAACAGACAATATTGATCGAAATTAAGGAGGATATATGGAGCTTAGAATCGAGTATTTACCAGTAGACAGTCTGACACCGTATGAGGGAAACGCGAGACGGCACGCGCCTGATGACATCGAGCAAATCAAGGAAAGCATTCTTGCTGATGGATTCCTTGACCCAATTGGGGTCTGGGGCAACAAGAACCTGATTGTCGAGGGTCACGGGCGGCAGATTGCCGCGAAGGAACTGGGGCTTGATAAAGTCCCGTGTATCCGGCTCGACCATCTGACGGACACCCAGCGCAGGGACTACGCTATCCGGCATAACAGAACGGCAGAACTTTCAGAATGGGACTTTGGCAAGCTGGAAGAAGAAATCGCACGGCTGGAAATTGAGGGAGTCGACCTTTCAGGGCTGAAGTTCACTTTTGACAACGTATTCGAAGAAGAATCCCCGGATGAGTTCAAAGAATATGGCGAGGAAACCGAAACCAAGAACAAATGCCCGAGGTGCGGCTATGAATGGAACTAAGCCGCCGTACAAAGTGCCGTCAATGCGGGAGATTGAGCAAATCCCTTGGAACGGTTACAACGTTGTATCTACGTTTTCGGGCGGCGGCGGTTCGTGCCTTGGGTATCGAATGGCGGGCTTTCGTGTTCTATGGGCTAACGAGTTTGTAGAAGAAGCGCAGAGGACGTACAGAGCAAACCACAAAAGCACGATTTTAGATACCCGCGACATACGGAAGATTCAGCCGAATGAAATTCTTGAAGCAATCAAGATGAAACAAGGCGAAATCGACCTTTTCGATGGTTCGCCGCCTTGCTGTGCTTTTTCGACTGCGGGCAAGCGTGAAAAAGGCTGGGGAAAGGAGCGCGATTATTCTGACGGCAAAAGCCAACAGATAGAAAACTTGTTTTTTGAGTATACGCGACTCCTGAAAGGGCTTCAGCCGAAAACGTTTGTAGCCGAAAACGTCAGCGGTCTTGTTAAAGGCACGGCGCTTGGTTATTTCAAAGAGTTTATGCGCGATATGAAGTTATGCGGTTATCAAGTCAAAGCGCAACTTCTGAACGCAAAATGGTTAGGCGTTCCGCAGAGCCGGGAGCGTCTGATTTTTATCGGCGTTAGAAACGACATCGGGATTGAACCCGTGTTCCCGACCCCGTTAAAGTATTGGTATTCTATTCGTGAAGCGTTTGACGGGCTTGTAATTGATGAAGCCGAAAGAAATATGCTGTTGGAAACCGCCCACAAATACGCTTGGGGGAAGATTGCCGAGAAGATGCCGAAGAACCCGGAACGCTCTATATCGGGTCAGGATATAACCGGGCATGGTTATTTTAATTTGACGCGGCAACCGATGAATCAACCTTGCGGGACGTTATGCCAGTCACACGGTGGGCTTTCTGTATGCGGTTCTATTCATCCGTTTGAGAATAGAAAGTATACTATTGGAGAACTTAAACGCATAACGTCTATACCGGATGATTTCACGCTTACTGGCAATTATTCGCAGAAATACGAACGGCTTGCCAGAATGGTGCCGCCTATCATGATGAAGCATATAGCTGAAACGATAAAAGCGGGGGTGCTTGATAAGTGCAGGACAACGTAATGCCTACCGGGAAATGGGAGTTCAACGAAGAAGTAACAAGCTGTTTCGATGAAATGCTTGAACGCTCGATTCCTGCATATAACGACATGCGCGAACTTGTGACGAAGATAGGCAAGCGCTATGTCAAAGTAAAAAGCGCGATTGTAGACCTTGGCTGTTCTACTGGCGAAGCAATCAAGCCGTTTATTCAGGCTTTCGGCGTTCAGAATCAGTACAGACTATATGATGTTAGCGAACCGATGCTTGAAGAAACGCGGAAACGTTATAAGGGTTGGCTGGATATTGGAGTTATGACAGTCGAAAACTTCGATATTCGAAACGGACTCCCGAAAAACGTCTTTTCTTCCTTGGTGCTGTCTGTACTGACGTTGCAGTTTACGCCGATTGAGTACAGGCAAAAAATCATTTCAAGTATTTATAACTCACTTGAACCCGGCGGCGCTCTTATACTCGTAGAGAAAGTGCTTGGAACAAACTACGAGATTGATTCGATGCTTGTAGATGAGTATTACAAAATCAAGGCAGACAACGCCTATACTCAGGAACAGATAATGGCGAAGCGCAAAAGCCTTGAAGGGGTGCTTGTTCCGATTACCGCGAGATGGAACGAGGAAATGCTGAAGGATAGCGGATTTTCTTCTGTCGATTGCTTCTGGCGTTACCTTAATTTCGCTGGATGGGTTGCTATTAAGTAAACGGGGGTGATACCCATTGAAGAAACAAAGCGGATAGACTGGAACGCGATCCGCGCTGAGTACATCGGCGGCGGGATCAGCCAAAGAAAGCTGGCGAAGAAATACGGCGTATCAGATACAACGCTGATGAAAAAGGCGAACGTCGAAGGCTGGCACAAGCTCAGAGAAAATGCCGAGAGCAAAAGCACAGCGCAGGCACAGCAAAAGACAGCAGAAGCCGCAGCAGACAACGCGGTCATAGCCGCAGACATCAAAAAGCGCCTGTTGCTGCGTTTGTCCCGCATGGAGCAGAAATACCCTTACGATGCGACCGAAGTCAGGACACATGATGGCAAAAACACGGTTACCTTCCGCATCCGCGATTTGACGGCGGCATATAAAGACCTGACCAGCGATATGAACCTGAACGCTAACAACGAACCCGTGAGGATTATCATTGATGTCTGAAATCCGATTGTCCACTCTGATAGGGAGTGCGTTTTATGATTTGGCCCGTGACGTGTTTCGTCATGGGCATACGCATTATGACCTTTCAGGCGGTCGCGGCTCGTTGAAATCTTCTTGCGTTTCATTGCTTGTGCCGTTGCTTTTGATTAGCAATCCGAATACCCATGCGTGCGTATTCCGCAAGGTCGGCAACACCATCCGCGACAGCGTGTTTCAGCAGTACATCTGGGCTATTGATAAGCTGGGGATGTCTGAGCTATGGGCGAGTAAAACAAGCCCGCCTGAATTGATTTATAAGCCCACGAACCAGCATATCTTGTTCCGAGGCGCGGATGACCCGATGAAGCTGAAATCCATCAAAGCGCCGTTTGGGTATATTGCTATAACTCACTTTGAAGAAAAGGATCAGTTTGCTGGGCGAAAGGAAATCAGGACGATTTTACAGTCCACCATGCGCGGCGGGGAATTGTTTTGGAATTTTGAAAGTTACAATCCACCGATCACTCGTGAAAACTGGGCGAACCTTGACACGCTGGAACAGCGCGCCGATAGGCTGTGCCATAAAAGCACCTATCTGCAAGCACCGAAGGAATGGCTGGGTGAGCAATTCCTCATGGAAGCTGAGTATGTCAAGCAAACGAACGAGCGCGAATACAGGCATGAGTATTTAGGCGAAGCAATAGGCAACGGCGGCGAAGTCTTTGAGAACCTTGAGATCAGGGAAATCACGGACGAAGAAATCAGTCATTTCGACCACATCTATAACGGCGTTGACTGGGGATGGTTCCCTGATCCGTGGGCGTTCAACCGGGTGCATTATGACAGCGCGCGGCGCACCGTGTACATCTTTGACGAGGCGTGGGCGAACAAGATGTATAACGAAGACACGGCTAAACTGCTGAAGAATAAGGGCTTGACGAAGAATGACCTTATCACGGCAGACAGCGCGGAGCAGAAGAGCGTTGCGGATTATAACAAGTTCGGGCTTCGGTGCATTGGTGCTGTCAAAGGCCCGGGGAGTGTAGATGCCAGCATGAAATGGCTGCAGAGCCGCAATAAGATCGTGATTGACCCTGTTCGATGCAAAAAGACAGCGCAAGAGTTCTCTTGTTATGAGTATGAGCGCACGAAGGACGGCGAGATCATCAGCGGCTACCCGGACAAAAACAATCACAATATTGATGCCGTTCGGTACTCTCTTGAGCGCGTATGGCGTGTTCCGGGAGAGCCAGTATATAACAAGTACATTTCACCCTTCCATTAACAGAAAGGCGGTGGCCACCTTGAAAACTTATCAGGATTTCACAAAAGCGGACAACAAACTGCAATTCATCGTTGCCGCTATCAATGAGTACCGCGCAAGCGAAGAATACCAGACGGCGCTGATCGCAAACGATTACGAGCGCCAGCGGAATACCACGATCAACCAGTATATGCGGTATTTGTACACCACGACCGGGCAGAAGGTCGTGGACTTTACGGCAGCAAACAACAAACTCTCCAACAATTTCTTCCATCGTCTGAATACAGACCGCTGCTCGTATTCTTTGGGCAACGGCGTGTCGTTCACGCATACTGAGAAGCGGACGGAAAACGGGGAAGAGCACACGGTTGACTTGACGAAAGAGGCGCTCGGCGCTGGGTTTGATGATATCCTGTACCGGGCGGCATACTATGCGCTCATTCACGGCGTTTCTTATGTGCGCTGGGATGACGGCAGGATGTATGTATTCACGGCGGCAGAGTTTTGTCCGCTGTACGATGAATACACGGGCGAGCTCCGCGCTGGCATCCGCTTCTGGTCTTTGGACTGGGAGAAGCGCCCCGCAACGGTCGTGCTGTACACAGAGGATGGCTATACCGTATACCGTACCAAGGACGGCTCTCGTGGGCTTGATATAGCCGAATACGAGCCGCAGAAAGCGTACAAGGTGCAGATCAACGAGA